CAACAGGGCTCGATTGGTTCCCGGTACGACCGGGATCCCTCTCTTGAACCACTCGCTACGATCCATCGCACGTTCCCTTTCGCCGTTTCCGGCTCATCAGTGACGGCACACACCGTCAGAGGGGCGCGTTACCCGGAGTAGGATCCGGTGTCCAGGTAACGCTGGCGCTTCCACTCGGCATCCCACATCCGCGGCCCCTCCCCGGGCTGACGGGGGAACAGCCGGTTCCACTGCGCCGCCGTCCGGTTCGGGTGCAACACCTGGCAGTAGCGGCAGTACCGGCCTCGCGTGCCTCGCCCGGGATGCGCCGCGCCACAGTTCCAGCATTCACTCATCGCACGTTCCTTCCGCGTGTGTTCCGCCCTGCACCCCGACTATAGCGGGTGCTTAGTGCGACCGCAAGAGTGATACTGAAAAAGCAGGAGACAAAACCGCATCTCAACCGGCGGGAAGGGGCTACCAGGAGGGAGCTGTCAGCCGGCGCCAAGTGTCACCAGGCGACAGTTCCCGGAGGCGATGAGATCTCGGTAGCCAGCGCCGGATCGCTCCCCCAGCTGGGCAACGGCGACCGGTAGCGGGGTGAGCTGGTGACCGATGCTGGAGATGGTGCGAGGTGCGACCGGTCACCGGTCACCGTCCTACACCGGTCAGACGGCGATGCCCCTGGGCTGTTTGCGGTCTTCAGTCCCCTTCTGCAGCCCCTGAGGCGCCCCGAGGCCCCCGGAAGCGATGCAAAGGGTATGCAGGGGGCCTCCGAAGGGGTAATAACGGCCTTCCGGGGGTACCTTCCCTGGTGATCATGAAAGCTTATGGTGCATAAGTCGCATGAAACGGGTTTCCATGTCCCCCGACGCGCCGGACTCGGCCCCCAGGTACAGCGCCCAGGCAACGCGTGTAACGGGGAGCTCGAGGGGGGTGGGGGGTGGCCGGCGCAGTCTCCCCCCGCAAGAACGTATGCACCCCACAAGACAGGTCCCTTCCCGTTTTGCGGTGCTATCCTGTCTCCCGCGTCCGACCGGGGTCGCGAAACCCGGGCCGGGCGAAGTCCTCGCGGCGAGGCCGTGAGGGGGTGACAGGTGGGCTCATGACCCACCGGCTGTGGGGTTGCTGCCCACGACCCTCCCCCGTCGGCATATGGCGCCCACGGCCCACGCGAGGGCGTGCGGTTCCTGAGTTCTGCGGTGGTTGTGTGGACCTTGTGCGGTCCGCGCCGCACAGTGCGAGGGGCAGTTCGCAGCTCTGGGGCTGGTGGCGGGCTGGCGGGGATCTGCTGGTTGTGCGGACCGAGTTCTGCGGTACTATCCTGCTATGAGCTTCGGGGGGCGGCCGCGGCGGTTCAGCGCGGCCCAGGTGGCGCGGGCCTTGCGGGTGAGCAACGGCATCATCGAGCACGCCGCCCAGGTGCTGGGCTGCCACCGGGACACGGTCTGGCGGTACTGCGTACGGCACCCCAGCCTGCGGCGCCTGCAGCTGGCGTTGGTCGCGAAAGAGAAAGGGTTGGAGCGTGCGCCTGGGGGAAGTGGTGACGGTGGGGCTGATGGTGGTGTACGTGCTCCTGAAGTGGTGGCAGATGTCCCCCGGGGGCCGGTGAAGCGCACCGTGCGGCTGGGCTACGAACGCTGGTGAGGCCACGTTGTAGCGAGATCCTTAGAAAGTGGAGGGGGTGAACTGCGGTGGCCGACGAACAGCGAACCGCTGAGCTCGAGGAGCAGCTGCGGCTGGCCGAGGCGCAGTACGCCGCCGCCATGCGGGTCAACGAGCAGCGGCGTCAGGAGAACGAGGATCTGCGTCGGCTGCTGGTGGCCGTGCTGCCGCCCCACGCCGTCTACCAGGAGGCCCGGGACCTGATCAAGGGCCTGCGCGATGGCCGCTGAACTGATCAAGGAGGGCTGGACGGAGTACCGCCGGCGCACCCTTGCGCCCATCGGGGCCGGCGCCGTCCAGACCGAGGAGACCCGCAAAGCCTTCTACTTCGGCGCCATCTGGCTGTTCCAGTCCATCATCGAGCGCATGAGTCCCGAGCACGAACCCACCGCGGCGGACCTCGCCATGATGGACGACCTGCAGGCCGAGAGTGACGCGTTCGTCGCCCAGCTGAAGCGAACGCCGCGCCGGGGGTGAGCCGTGGCCGAGTGGGACATCTACGAGTCCGACGAGCCCACGCCGCTCGAGATCTGGACGCCCATGTACGGCGCCACCGCGGAGCAGCTGGCCGAGGCGTGCCAGCCCCAGGACGGAGACTCTCCCGGGATGCTGGCCCTCAAGCAGCGCTCCCACGACTACGAGCGCCTGCTCGTCGATATCCGGGCGAAGGCGAACGCCCGCATCACCGAGCTCGAGGCCGAGAACGCCCGGCTGCGCCAGCGCCTGGAGTCCGTGGAGTCCGCAGCGGTCGAGTACGTCTGCCCCCACTGCGGCGCCGTCTCGCACAACCCCAACGACCTCCGCTTCCGGTACTGCGCCGCGTGCGGTCGCTTCGCTGAGGACGCGCCCGCATCGAGTTGACATAACGAGTCTGCTAGACTGACCCCGCCACCCCGGCGCCCCACGCGCCAGGGAGGTAGGAGCGCCGAAGGATCGGCGCTCCAGGGGAGCGGACGGCCTGGTCATGACAGGCGCTCGCGGCGGTTCCGGCAACGGCACGCCTACGTCCTCCGCTCCGGAGTCGGCCGCCGGAGACGGCGCTGCGCCTCCGGCGGACCGGCCACGCCCTCCCCCCACGCCGCGCTCGCGCCGCACCCAGGAGGCCGCCCTCGAGAGCGCCGCCGCCCTGGCCGCGGACGGGGTGGTCAGCCTCGCCACCGCCCGGCGCGCCTTCCAGCTGACCCGCGGCCCCCGCAAGTTCACCGTCGCCCAGGTGAAGGCCGCCCTGACGAAGTCCTGCGGGCTGGTCTACCTCACCGCGAAGGTGCTCAAGACCAACGCGGACACCGTCAACGGCTACCTCAACAAGTACCCCTCCCTGCGCGCCTACCAGGAGCAGTGCGCCGGGCTGGTCAACGACGAGGCCGAGCTCGCCCTCTTCAAGCAGGCCCGCCGGGGCGCCCCCTGGGCGGTCATGTACCTGCTCAAGCACAAGGCCCGCGAGCGGGGCTACGCCGACCGCACCGAGCACCTCTCCGAGCAGAAGGTCACCGTCGACGTGACCTACGCCCCAGACGCCCTGCAGGCCCAGGCCCCGCCGCAGGCCCGCATCGCCGAGCCCCTGCCCCCGCCCCCGGTGGACGTGGTCGAGGCGGACGCCGTGGTGTTCCCCGAATGAGTGCGACCACCGCGTCGGGTGCGGCACGGCCCCGCGTCGTGCTGCCCGCCTACCACCCCGGCCAGGTCACGGCGGCCGCCAGTCCAGCGCGATTCAACGTGCTCGCCTGCGGCCGCCGGTTCGGCAAGACCACCCTCGCCATCCGCAAGTGCGCCGAGACGGCCATCGCCGGCGGCCCCGCGGCGTGGGGCGGCCCCACCTACAAGAGCGTCGGCGAGACGTGGCGCCTCTTCTCCGACCTGCTGCGCCCGGTGACGAAGCGCCGCTCGGAGCAGGAGAAGCGCCTGGAGCTGATCACGGGCGGGATCCTCGACGTCTGGTCCCTGGAGGAGCCGGACGTCGTGCGCGGGCGCGGGTACAAGCGCTTCGTCGTGGACGAGGCCGCGGCCATCCCCCGCCTGCAGTACGCCTGGGAGCAGGTCATCCGGCCCACCCTGACCGACCACCTGGGGGACTGTCTGTTCCTCTCGACGCCGAAAGGCCGCAACTTCTTCTGGGAGCTCTACCGTCAGGGCACCGACCCGGACGACGCCGAGTGGGCCTCCTGGCGCTTCCCCTCCCTGGCGAACCCCTACCTGCCCGCGGGCGAGATCGAGGCCGCCCGGCGCTCCCTGCCCGCCCGGGTCTTCGCCCAGGAGTACGAGGCGGATTTCGTGAGCGAGGACGTCGGCGTCTTCCGGCGGGTGGAGGAGGCGGCCCGCGCCCCCGGGGCCACCCCCCAGGAGCACGCCCTGGCCGGGCACGTCTACGTCGCCGGGCTGGACTTCGGGCGCTACGCCGACTTCACCGTCTGCACGGTCATCGACGTGTCCCTCTCGCCCCCCGAGCTGGTCGCCATGGACCGCTTCAACCAGACCGACTGGCAGACCCAGTGGACCCGCCTGCAGGCGCTCTGCGGGCGCTTCCGGCCGTCGTACATCCTCGCCGAGCGCAACGCCGCCGGGGAGCCGGTGCTGGCCGTGCTGCGGATGCTGGGGCTCCCCGTCGTGGACTTCATCACCAGCAACCCCAGCAAGGCCACCGCCGTGCAGGCCCTCGCCCTGGCCTTCGAGCAGGACCAGCTGCGGATCCTGAACGACCCGATCCTGGTCGGCGAGCTGCAGGCGTTCGAGGCCGAGCGCCTGCCCACCAGCGGGATGATCCGGTACGCCGCCCCGGAGGGGAAGCACGACGACTGCGTCATCTCGCTCTGCCTCGGCTGGCTGGCCGCCACCCAGCACCTGACCCGCCAGACGCGCACGGCCCTGTCCTTCGGGCCCACCCGGCGCACCCCCGGCGAGCCCACCCTCGAGGGCGCCCGGGCGAACTGACGAAAGCGAAGAGGGGGAGGGCGAGCGATCGTGGAGACCCAGGAGCGTTCCACCGGACGGCACCGCATCGTCTACCGGGCCCGCGAGGACCGCCGCCTGCAGCAGCTGGTCGGGGTCCTCGCCGAGCAGTTGACCCGGGTGGTCGAGCAGGGCGTGGAGGCGGTGTCCCCCAACCAGCGCGATCCCGACGGCCAGCGCCGCCGGGTCGCCGCCGAGCTCTCCGGCGCCCTCCTGTCGGAAGTGTTCCGGCTGCTGGCGATCGCCCTGGCCGCCCGCGTCCAGCAGCGCGTCCCCTTCGGCGCCAGCGGGGTGCTGCGCGCCGCCCAGGAGGCCACCCGGGGCGGCGTGCGGCGCCCGCCCCCGGTCATCGACCTGACCGACCGGCGCACCCCGACGGAGAAGCGCGGTGGCTGAGCGCAAACGGGGCGGGGGCCCCCTGCCGGTGAGCGTCCGCGGGCGCAGCAAGCTGACCGGCGACGGCGCCCCATCGAACGCCTCCAGCACGGCGAGCACCAGCGTGGACGACGCCTACCGCGCCGCCGAGGTCTGCGACGTGGTCAACGGGCTGCGCGACGACTTCCGGGGGCGCGACGACCTCTACAAGAAGATCGAGGAGGCGATCCACTCCGAGTACCGCCTCAACGTGCCCCAGGCGTACCAGTCGACCGCCACCCAGATCCGCACCCCCCTGGCGATGAACATCGTCAACACGGTGACGGCGGCCCTGTCGGTCAACCCGCCCTCGGTGAACTGCGAGCCCCTGATGCGGGGCCTCAAGGGCCAGCAGAACGCCGAGCGCCGGGAGCACTTCTTCGAGGCCAGCTGGGCGCGCCAGGAGAGTGACTCCCGGCGGCCCCTGCTGCGGCTGTTCATGGGCTCCCTGGTCGCCAAGGGCGAGGCCGTCCTGAAGACCGTGGAGCGCTCCAAGACGGCCTGGTCGGAGTACCGGGCCCGCTCGCGCAAGCTCCTCAACGACCTGGACGCCCTGGACGAGGGCGTCGACCAGGACGCCAAGGACAAGCACTACGACGAAACCACCGAAGAATATAAGAAGGCGGCGCCCTACCCGATCCAGACCACCGACGTGCCCCCGGACACTTTCTACTACTGGCGCAACGAGAACGGCTTCCTCTGCTGCGCCGAGGTGGCGGAGGTGCCCTACCTCGAGGCCCTCGACCGCTACGGCCAGGGGCTGGACCGCGACGGCCGGGTCGTCCCCCGGGCCTTCGGCCTGCCCCGCACCGAGTGGCAGAACGTCATGGGCAACACCCGGGTGCTGCGCCGCACCGAGTACTGGGACTGGAAGGAGTGCGTCGTCACCCTCTCCGGTCCCGGCGAGTTCCGCAACGCCCGCAAGACCACCGGGGGCTACGCCGTGCGCCGGATCCAGAACCACGGCTACGGCAACCCCTGGACGAAGACCCTCAACGGCCCCTATTTCCACGCCCAGGGGATCGTCACCCCCTCCCGCCTCCCGGAGAAGGCCGGGCTCGGCGTGCTCTACGGGTTCCTCTCCCTCTTCCCGGCCCTGGATACGTACCTCACGATCCAGTCCAACTCGGCGTACATGACCGGATTCGCGGCGTTCCGTCGTAGAACCCCTCCGGGGCAGCTCGTCCCGGGGATCCCCGCCGGGCAGGGCACGCCCACCCCCGGGCAGGGCGGCGGCCTGGACTTCGACGCGGGCGATCTGCAGTCTCGCGAGCGCATCGAGCCGGGCTACGTCTATCCGTACGACATCGAAGCGTTGGAGATGCCCAAGTCCGGGCCGGACCTGGACAAGGTGATCCTGGCCCTGCGGGCGATGATCGAGATCGCCCTGCCCTCCGTCGTCTCCGGCGTCATCTCCGGCGACGAGAGCGGGTACGCCCTCAATCAGGCGGCGCACCTGGCCCGGTTGGCCTGGGATCCCATCGTGAGAAACGCCGAGCGGGCCCTGGGCGAGCGCACCAGCTGGGAGAGCTACCTGATCGAGAAGAAGATCAAGGAGCCGGTGTACGCCTTCGGCAACTCCCCCGGAGCGGGCACCCGGCCGGTCCTCCTGGGGCGCTCGCGGATGGCGGCGAACGACACCGCCCGCAGCCTGCGCGCCGCCCGCCAGTCCTGGCTCTCCATCGGGCCGGAGGACCTGCAGGGCTACCACCGGTACACCGTGCGCCTGGATCCGGAGACGCCCTCGAACCGGGTGATCGAGGTGCGCACCCACACCGAGATGGTGACCCAGGGCTTCGAGACCCGGGCGCAGGCGATCGAGGCCCTGGGGGGCGACCCGGCTGAGGTCCAGCGGGGCCGCATGGTGGAGGCCCTGATGGAGGACCCCGAGATCGTCTCCCGGCTGCGGCAGCGCACCTTCCAGCGGCTGGGGATCATCACCCAGGACGCCGCCCAGCAGGCCCAGCAGGGCACCGAGCAGCTGATCCCGCCGGGGGCCCAGATGTCCCCGAACCAGGCGTCCGGCTTCGACGCCGGCGCCCCGAACGTGTTTCAGCCCGGCCAGGCGGGCG